CTCTACGGACTCTCCAGAGGGGTGAAAGTGGTCACCCCAGACCACCGCAAGGAAAGACCCTGCATCTCTCAAACCCCTAAATCGTCAGCCCGGCCGAAAATAGACGTTGCCCTGACCCCGGTCACGACCCAAGGTTATCTTCGTTCCACCAAACCTAACCAAACAAATGACCATCACTAAAACCACAAAAACCTTTACTGTAACACTTCCCTGCGGTCGCGTTGAAACTCGCAAGTCCAGCCGGGATTACAAGTTCGCGGTCATCGGTTACAATACTTACCAAAAGCGCTACGATGCTTTTAGCTTCAACGGCGAATACAAGCATGCCGAAGCTTCCGCTCGCAACCAGATGGCTTGGGGCGATACCGAAGTCCGCATCGTTTCTCTCTAACTTTCACACCCCGCAAACCCATGCTCACCAAACACCACCAATGAAAATCAAATCCCGCGCTCCTGTCGGCTACGTCCGCGAAGCCAACAAAGCAAAGAACAACGCGATTGGTCGCCTCGCAGAAATGCCCGGCGATACGCTCGACAACTCCCTCGACCGACTCAAGCTCTTGGTCAAAGAGGTCAACGCGCTCATCGCCGACATGGAAACCCACCGGGCAACCATCGAGGGATTCAGAGGGACTGGTTCCGCTGCTCAAGATGAAGCCAATCGCAAATGGAACGAAGCTTGCGCTCGCGAGAACAAGAGCGCCTAATCTTTCCACCAACCAAACAAACGACCATGCTTACCAAACAAGATAAAATTGAACACGGAGTCTTGACTGTCCTGCGCTCCTACATCACCGAGTGGGGAACGAAGCCGACCGCAGTTGAGATTGCCGGATACGAGACTCCCGGCGGTTTCTCATCCCCGGAGCTTCGAACCACTATGTCGGCCGCGCAGAATCTTAAGAAGCTTCACAGTCGAGGATTGGTATCTCGCTGGCAGACCAAGTGGGGTTTCATCTACGCACCCGTCGAGTCCGCCTATTCTCAACTCAACAAATAACCATGACCTACGACCTATTCGCCGACGCCATCCTTCTCCCGGTGTGCATCGCCTCGCTCATTCTTTTCATCCTCGCTAACAAATAACATGCCTACCCCAATCGAAACTCATACCCGGCCGGAGGACGTCATCGTGCGCTTCGTGCATTTCGTCCTCTCTCCGGCTCGCACCCGGCTCGACATCCGGCTCTACGGCCACACTTGGGCGGACGCTCGAGAAGCTTTCCTTGGCGACCGCAACAAGATTCGCCGGGACACCTACGCATTCCATAAGGTCTGGGACAGGATTAAGTGGCGCAACAAGCCCGACCTCGCCTCCGCGCTCATTGTCGCCGGACGCTCATCCTTCTCCGGGCGACTCTGCTGGGATGCCAAGCGCGGGAAGTGGGAATACACCACCGGGCAATACACCCCGACAGAGATTCGCCGCGCCGCGTATCAGGTGGCTTTGTCCGCCGAGACTGTCCTCAAGAATCAAGACAGCCAGCCATGAGCCAACCGACCAACAACCTTCACCCGAAGCTCGAGAGGCTCGAAGGAGTCTATGACGACAACGGGATTTACCCTAACCGGGACGTGTTCAGTTGGCGACCCTGCCCATGTTGCGGCGACCACCTCGGCGGGGAACGCTACGAGGTCAAGGCAATCTACTACAACCGAAAGTCCCCATCCACCATCTCCGTCATGCGCGGAAGCTTCTGGGTCTGCCCGGACTGCGTCGTAGAATACCAATGAGCCACTCCTCGCACCAATTCATCCTGCGACAGTTGCTCATAGAGCTCCACGAAGTGAACGAGCGTATCATGGCCGGGGACATCTGTTCCAACAAGACCGCGCTCCCCCGTTGCCAGAAGCTTTGCGGCCAATACGCCAAGCAATACGCCAAGGACGGGTGCGCCGACATCCGCCTTGAACCTTACCTTGCGGCCGGAGGCTGGGTGGGCATACAATACTCCTACGCGCCTCCCGGGTGCGAGCCCGTCTCCGGGTCGTCCGTCCCCCGGCGGATACAGTCTTGACCTACCGGGTCACCAACCTAACTTGACCACCCCTACCCAATGAATTACCAAATCGCCATCCCGACCTATAAGCGCTACTCCGGCGTCCGCAAGAAGACCATCGAGACCCTTCTGCGTCACGGAGCTGACCCGGCGCGCATCACCATCTTCGTCGCCTCTGAAGCCGAAAAGCAACTCTACCAATCGGTCGTCGGCTCGGGATTCAACATCGTGGTCGGCGTCCTCGGCATTTCTAACCAGCGCAAGTTCATCAGCAACTTCTACCCATCTGGAACGCGCATCCTCTCCCTCGACGATGATGTGACGTCGCTCAAGGAAAAGCAGGGGAAACGCATGGTGGAATGCCGCATGACCATCGACGAGATTGCGTCCATCGGGTTCGGCCTTTGCGAAAAGCATGACGCCAAGCTTTGGGGCATCTACCCGGTAGCCAACGGATTCTTCTTGAAGGACAAGGCGACCTTGGGTTTGAAATACATCTGCGGTATCTTCTTCGGCTCGTATGCTGGCGACCCGGTGCTGGGTGGCTTCCGCGACAACCAAAGCTCCGGCGAGGATTTCGAGACGACGTTGCTTTCCTTCAAGCGATACGGCTCGGTCGTCCGTATTGACTGGGTCTGCCCGACGACCAAATACTTTGCCGATGGCGGAATCGACGCGGAGTTGAAAGACCGGGGAATCTCTGCTGAACGACACGTCGACCACACCAAGTGCCTTCTCAACATCGAGGCTCGCCACTCGGACTTGGCTTCCACTTATGTGAAGGCCGGGGAAGTCACCAACATCCGGCTCAAGCGAATCACCAGCTCGGAGTATGCCCGGTCACAGCTTACCAATAAATGAAACTCACTCTCGCCTTGGTCGCCGCGCTCATCATCAGCGCGAACGCGCTCGTCGCCGACGACGCGAAATTAATCCATGCCATCGGCGTTGTTGAATCGGGCATGGACTTCCGGGCAATTGGCGACCAAGGCCGCGCAGTCGGTGCGTATCAGATGCACCCGGAAGCTTGGCAGGATGCGAATGCGTGGCGTAAGGCACAAGGCCTCCCGGCATTTCCGCGTCACGCATGGCGCGACCAGCGTGTTCAATTTCACATGGCACAGGCCTACATGAATGTCCTACGCAAAAGGTTACTCGGCCTCGGCTTCGCTAATCCTTCCCCCGGCCTTCTGGCCGTATGCTGGAACAAGGGTCTGGAAGGCGCTCGCCGCGATTCTTTCAGGTCGACCCGGTATGCGAAAAGGGTCGTATCCATTGAGCAAAGTCCTCACGAAAAATAGTGCTTGCCCCCGGACTGAACTCGACCCAAGGTTACTTTCGTTCCACCAAACCTAACCAAACAAATGAATACTCCAATCAATAATACCAAAGACTTCAAAGACGCTTGCAAGCAAGCCAAGAAGCACCTCCCCGAGACAGTAATGCGCCTCGTAAGCATCCTAATCAAACAGGGACACGGAGCTATCCTCGCCGACGCGATTCAGCACCTCTCTACCGACACCGGGGTTAAGTGCGTGAAGCCAAACAACGCTCGCGAAGTTGAACGATGGACTGCGCGTCTCGGCGGCAACCAAGGCATGCGCGGAAAGTGGTAATCAACTCCGTCAACTAATTCCAACAATGAAGACCTACTACAACGCCGACCGCTCCGCCCGGATTTTCTGGGATACCAACCTCCGCCTCTGGACTCTCACCTCTCACGACTTGGAGGGAAACCAGATTGGCTCTGCTGATTACACCAACAGCCGCGAGCGCGCGTTCACTTGGCTCTCTGCCCAATAATCCCATGACCGCCATCCATAAAATCGCCAACCTAAAAGCCATCCTCAAGGCCTCGCGCCTTTATTCGAAGGAACTCCGCGAGAAGGCCCGGGATTCCCATCGCAAGCTTCTGGCTCAAATGCAGGAGGTCGCCGCTGACCCTCGCCTCGCCCATCTCCGCTACTGCGAGGTCGGTCGCCTATACATCGAGCAGGAACGCTACACAACCTTGGCCGACCTGTCTCAAGGTTCGTGCTTGACCTTGCGTCAGGAAATTGCGACCTTGGTTAAACAGCTCGCAAATGAATAACATTCTGACCATCGCAATCGACCCCGGCGTGAACGGAGGTGTCGTCTGGAATCTCAAAGGCAAGACTACCGCGATGCGGATGCCCCCAACCGACTTCGACACATGTCAGCTTCTTGCCGACCTGTCCAAGCAGTCCGACCTCGTCGAGATATTCATCGAGCTTCCGCCTCTCTACGCTGGCCGCAACATCCCCAGCTCGGCTATCGGAAAGCTCATGCTCAACTATGGCGTCTGCTATGGCGCGTCGGTCGCTCTTGGCTTCAAGATTCACCCCGTCCGTCCACCCATCTGGCAGAAAGCTCACCCGGTCGGCACGAAGGGGGAACAGACCACTACCCAATGGAAGAACAAGCTCAAGGCTCGCGCCTCGGAGATTTACCCTGACCTACCCGTTACCCTTGCCACGGCCGATGCGCTTTTAATCCTTGACGCTGGGTTAAGGAAAGCCATCAACTAATCTCACCACCCAACAAACCCATGCCCAAAGATACCCAACCCAAAACGGCTCGCCAAGACTTGGTGGCCTTCCTCAATGCTATCGGTAACGTCTCCGCTGACCGCGTGAACCCGGCCTTCAAGAGCAAGTATGCCTCGCTCTCTGAAATCCTCGACACAGTCAAGGCAGTCGCCCGTGAACACAACCTCGCCGTCCACCAAAGCTTGTCCTCTGCGGAGGGTCAGGTTCGCGTGACGACGACATTCCTCCACGACGACGGCACTATCCACGACAGCGGAACGCTCGCCTTCATCGCACCCGGGGACGCGCAGAAGCTTGGAAGCGCCATCACCTATCTCCGCCGCCAGTCTCTCCAGACTGCCTGTGGCATCTCTACGGACATTGACGACGACGGCGCGAAGGCCTCCGGAAATTCCGCCCAACGCGCTTCTGCCCGACCTGACGTGTGGTATAGCTTCATCCCGGCAGAGAAGCTTGGAAAGGCCAAGGACTATCTCGTCTCGAAAGGTTGGCTCGCCGAAGACCATGCGCTTACGACTCTGACCAACGAGCACCAGCTGGTCATCGCCGAAAACCAAACCGCTTTCCTCAAGGCAATCTCCAAGTGAGCCGGGACGACGAGAGCGACAAGGACAAGGAGGTGGTTCACCTCCGCCTCCGCCTTCATCATGTGGAGATGCAACTTGAGCGCACCAGCCAAACGACTCAATACTTCTCCATCGAGGCACGGGATTTCGAGGCCAAGTGGCTACGGGTCTTGGAGGAAAACGACGCGCTCCGCAAGGAGCTTCAAGCAACCCGTGAAGACCTTGACCGGGCTAACGAAGTCCTCGCAAAGCTGTTCAGGAAAAATGCCTGACCGACCTTCCAATCCTCCGACCATGATGGCGCACATGGCGGCAAAGATGCCGCGCGAGAGCCATGCCCTGTTCCTTATTATCGACGGACGCGTGGAGAATCCCGAGTTCGTTGTTTGGGACAGGGATTCCTACACCGAGGAGCTTTGGAAGTGGAAGCGCAAGCCACTCCGCATCTCCGGCCGCAACGTCGAATTCTGGGCAAAACACGGACAGCAGTATTCCCGCATAAATCCTAACGCTGTATGAAAGCCATCGCCAAGCCCAAGCCGACCCCGGCGGCAATCTATAAGCTGGCCGCGTCCATGCCCGAGCCATTCTCTCTGTTCATTTATCTGGACAGCGTTCCATACTGCGAGGTCAAAGCCACCCGGCTTGCCGATTTCACCGAGAAGCTTGCCATCTGGAAGCGCGATAACATCGCCTCCCTTCGTCCCCCGGTTAGCGTAAGATTCTTTATCCGCACGACGAAAGTCCTTGCCGTCCAAGAAGTCCGCTTCTAAACAATCACCATGACCAGCAAAGAATCACTCCTCCGCCATCTGGCTAACATCGACGAACAGCTATCGTCCCTCGAGTATTATTGCGACACCGAGATTGTCGGCGACGACGCGCGACACCTTCTCGACGACATCAAAGCCGCCCAGCGCGAACACCTCCGCGCCAAGAATTGCCCGCTCACCGACCTCGGTGAATTGAAACCCCTTTACGACAGGCTCAAGCGCGTCTTGTCATCTGTCCGCGTGATGCGCAATACCCTTGCCCAATGCGAGAAAGCCATCGACCAAGCTATTCACTCCTGCGACTCTGTCGCCCAACACATCGAGGAAGCCAACAGCCCGGAGGACGACGACCTATAATTTTCCACCCACCAAACCAACAAACAACCAACATGCCCAACATCATCAACACCAGAAAAGAATACGACGCAACCATCGCGCTCAACTACTCCGGCGCGAAGGAGCTTCTCAAGTCCCCGGCTCACTACAAGTCCTACCTGACCGCCGAACGCGAGGAAACGAAGGCACTCCGCATCGGCTCGTTTGTCCATCACAGCGTCCTCGAGGCGACCACGACAGCCGACAAGTACGCCGCGCTCCCCGAAGGCATCGACCGCCGCACCAAGGAAGGCAAGGCCGCGTATGAAGCTTTCCTCGCCGCGTCCGCCGGGAAGACTGTCTTGACGGCAGACGAATGGACGCTCGGCAACAATGTCGCTCAAGCCATGCTCCGCGCTCGCGACTGCATCGGCGTCAGGTTCACCAAGACCGAATTCATGTTCAGCGTAGATTACTGCGGAGTCACCATTAAGTGCGCCATCGACGCGCTCGGTGACGACGGCTACCTCTATGACC